CAAGAGGAGTTAGCATACGCTTATGAAGATTTAGGATTGAAAAAATTAGTAGAAAAATTATCAACTACAAAAACTGACAATGAGCCAAAAAAAGAAAGTAAAAAGTCAAGTAAAAAATCTTCAGACTCAAAAGAGTAATACTTTTGAATTTGGGGTTTTTAATTTATCAGTGCCTGAAAACATTGAAGAACCTCAAGATTTAGCTGAAATTAGGACTAAGTTTATACCATTCGGTAGTAACAACTTATTTCCTCAATACTTAGCAGAGTTAGGAAGAAAGAGTAGTACCCATAGGAGTGTATTGGCTCAGAAAACTATCTTTACGAGTGGTGCTAAATTCGTTAGTAATGATGATGCAATTTCAGAATACATAAAAGATGTTAATGCTGATGGAGAGTCATTAAGAATGATTTTCAAGAAATTAGCATCAGATTATTATACATTTGGAAATTCTTACTTAGAGGGTGTTTTATATGATGGTGGTATGAATTTATATCATATAGACGCAACTACTGTTAGAATGTCTAAAAACAAGAAAGAAGCGTATATACATCCTGATTGGGCTAAGTACAGTACAATGAAAGATGATATGAGTATAATTCCTATCTATCCAGAAGTTCGCGAGAATAGATTTATACTTCAATTTAAAGATTACGAGCCTACTTTCTCATTTTACGGATTGCCAGATTATGTTGCTGCATTAGAGCATATTGCTGTTGATTATGAGATTGGAAAATGGAATCACACGAAATTTAAGAATGGCTTTCAACCATCTGCAATCGTTGAGATTAGTGGAGATATGGGAGAAGAAGAAGCGAAAAAATTAGTACACGAAGCACAGAAAAAGTTTGTTGGAGATGGGAATAATGGTAAGATTATGTTTATCGTTAAGAATGGAGATACTTCTGCTGCTAATGTTTCTATAATAAAAGATGATCAAGAAGGTAGTTGGATAGACTTACAGAGAATAACTGACCAGAACATTGTAACTGCTCATAGATGGCAACCATCATTAAGTGGGTTAGTTTCAAGTGGAAAGATGAATAATACAGGTAGTGAAATTAGAATTGCTTATGATTTAGCAATGACTACTGTAATTAAAGATACTTCTGATTTACTATTAGATGGAATTAAGACTTTAATGTATAACGAGTTAGGTTTTTTGCCTCAAGATTTAATGATTCACTATGAGCCACCAATTAGTTTTGCCACTCAGATTGACCCATCTAAAATACTTACAATCAACGAACAAAGAAGATTGTTAGATGAGGATTTACCTATGCTTGAAGAAGGTGATATGTTCTTGACTGATAGAGAGCAAATTATTGTAACTAAAGATATTGATGGTGATGGTGTTGGAGATGATAGTGCAGGTGATTTAACAGTAACTGAAAAAGAAGACTAACTATGGCAAACACAAATAAGTACATTACACTAGCAACTTCACAAGAAGTTATAAGCAATAGTTTTACTAATGCTAATACTGACCCAGCTTTAATATCTACTAACACTATATTACTTTCTGAATTAGCACATTTAAAGACTGCTATTGGTACTAAGTTTTATGAGGAGTTAAAGGCACAGAATAATGTTGGTGATTTTCCAGCAGTAGGAGGTCTTACACAAGCTAATCAAACTCTAATGGATGATTTTTTAATTAGAACTCTATGTTGGTTCGCTAGATTTGAAGTTATTAACGAAGTTCAGATGAATAGTACGAGTATGGGTATCGTAAATAATCTTGATGAGTTTTCTAATGTTATTGATCCTTCAGAATTAAATGTTTATAAGCAAGATACATATAGAAAGGCAGAGATTTACTTACAAGATATGTTAGGATTTCTAAATGATTCCGATAATAGTGCTGATTACCCTACATATACAGCTAACGCACCTTGTAATAAAAGTACATATAAGAATCATGGTATAATAATGTATGATAGTATATATACAAGGAATATTAGAGATTACGATAGATATAGAAATTTTTATTATGAATATTAAAATAAATATATAAATTATGGCTTCAAACGAACATAAGAATCTAAGTGATATAAATAGGCATAACCCTTTAGGGTTTGAACCTGCTATCAATGATACTGTATTAAGTAAAACTATTGGTTCTTCTCCCACCCTTACTGATGGTAATTTAGTTTGGCAGAATAAATCTCTTATGGGTGTTACTAACTATAAGATGCAGGGTTATACTGATTTAGGTACTCTAACTTATGCTCATGGAGAAGATATAAAAGACCAAAGGTCTCCATTTCAAATGGATGTTGATTATGGAACTGCTACAGTATCATTAGGTAGTGTTACTCCATCAACTTTATTTAGAATTGGTCAATCGGTGGTAATTACTGAAGTTTCTACAGTTACTTCTATTAGTGGTTGGCTTACAAGTAACACAAACAATATAGCTACTATTGCTATATGTAAGTTTTCTCCAACTTCAGCATCTACTAATGTAACTCCTACTGTTATTGATGAGATTGCAATAACAGGTCTTGGTGGTAATAATGAGATGGTAAGAATAAGTGAAACTACTATCACAAATGATTCATTAGCAGTAGGTGATGTTGTGTTTCCAATGATAAAAGAAAATGTAGCGGGTTCAACAATTTATATAAACCTAAACATCCAAACAACTACCTATTAATGACTACTAAAGAAGAATTAGTTGCAATGAATAAAGATATAAGCTCAATTAATGGTAAAATTGATAATATAGATTCAAAATTAGATATGCTAACTGAAAAGTTGTTAAATCCAGATACAGGAGTTACTGCTAGGGTAAATAGAAACACAGCAATGAGGAAGGTTTTGGTTAAAGCAATGTGGGTTATTTATGGATTAACGATAGGAGCAATGATAAAAATATTTACAACTTAAAAAATAAAATAAAATGGCAACAACAATAGTACCTTCAAACTTAACTGTAACTATAACAGAATCTTATTCTCTTAATGGAGTGAGTTATGGGAATACAATGAATAAGACATTTACCGATAATGGACAAGTTTCCCAAAGAGTTATGAGTATTGCTTCTATGGGTGGTTCTGGGACTACTTGGACAAGCGTTATAAATTTAGGAACTACTGATGCTGCAGGACAAGTAGTTAAGACAAGTTACAAATACTTTAGAGTAACTAACTTAGACACTGTTAATAGTCTTCATCTTAGACTATTTAATGCAGTAGACTATGTAATGTTTGAGCTTGCTCCAGCAAGCACTCAGTTATTTATGGATGCAAGTCTTGACGCATATACTGTTGATGCAGCAGTAACTTTTGCAGACATTACAGCAATATCAGGTCAGTCAAGTTCTGCTACTGACGCTATAGATGTTGAGTTTGTAATGGTTACAACTTAAAATATCATTAATTAAATTTAAAAAATAGAAATTATGCCTTGCGAACAATGCGATAACGGATTATACAAATGGGGAGAAACAGGAGGGTGTTTATATGAAACTCTTGAAGATTGTCAATTAGCAAATGATGAAATCGAACCTGCTTATGGTAAGCCTGTAGACTTTACTATGCACTTCACTAAAGAGCAAATGAGAAAACTTCATGAAGAAGGAGAAGTTCTTATTGAGGTTGAAGGTAGTGAGGAGGGAGAAACAATGAATATATTGTTCACTTATGATACAGAAAGAGAAGAAGAAGAAGAAGAAGAAGAATATAGTCCTGAAGAGGATAGAATTAAGGATAGTTTTGGTAAGTATTTTGATGAAGTTATTCAAAATATAAAAAAATGAATTTGAATTATTTCAAGGAAAGCGAGTTCACTTGTAAGTGTGGATGTGGCGAAACTATTATTAGTAGACACCTTCTTGAAATGCTAGATGAGGCGAGAGATTTCGCAAAAACACCATTTGTGATTACAAGTGGTTACAGGTGTAGTAAACATCCTGAATCAATTAAGAGTCCCACATCATCACACATAAAGGGATTAGCAGTAGACATTAAATGTACAAACAGTAAGAAAAGAGCTATCATTATTGATGCTTTAGGATATGTTGGGTTTAAAAGATTTGGAATAGCAGATGCTTTTATTCATACTGACATAGATGAAAATAAATCAAATCCTGCGATTTGGTTATATTAATTAATAAATTAACTTAAATATATATTATGAATTTTATTACAGAAAATTGGTTGGAGTTATTAGTAGGTTTAATGGCAGCAGCAAAGGTTGTTACAAACTTAACACCTTCAGATAAGGATAACAGAATATTTGGCTGGTTAGATACAGTTATTGACGCTATTATTCCTAATTACACAAAGAAGAAATAATGTTTCAGAAATGGATAGGATCTATGCTGATGAAGGGAGGCATAACACCAATAACAGAATTACTAAAAGCAATTAAAGAGTTGTTTACCGATACAAAAGGCAAGTGGAGTAGTAAGAGAACTATTAGTGGTGTGATAGTTTTAGCTGCAAGTCTATATATAGAAAAGAATGGCATTGATACTAATGCTTTAATATTGACTGGATTAGGAATTTTACCATTATGCTTTTCAGTATTTGAAAAAAATAAGAGTAATAATGATTGTAGTTGTAAAAAATAATTATCTTTGCTTTAATATTTAGACAGGGTTGTGCCTGTCTTTGTTTCATTGTTTATAGTTTTCAAGAGTGGGGTGTTCAAAAACATCTCACTTTTGTATTATATACACTTTTTTTTTCGTAATATTGCTACTTAATAACTAATACTTTAAGCAATGAAAGAATATGGTAAAAGACTAAGATTGTCAGAAGAAGAAGTTGAAATGGTTTATGAGAATAGAGCTGAATCAACTACCAATACTAATGGTAACACAGCACTAGACATTAATCTTGCAGATAGAGGTATTGATAAAAAAGATGTAGTATCTGTAAAGCACTGGCAGTCTGCTAGTGGAGAGTTTAGATTTAGTATTGTAACTAAAGAAGATTTAACTGCTAATGAAAATGATATACTAAAGACAGTTAGTAATTTCATAGAGCAGCACTCTCCTTACTACCCATCAGTAAAGAGAGACATTAAACATAACAACCACTTATTAGTAATTAACCCCGCAGACATACATATAGGGAAATACGCTAATCATCTTGAAACTGGTGATGGTTATAATGTAGAGATTGCGTGTGAGAGGGTTTTAGAGGGTCTACAAGGGCTTATAGATAAATCTCAAGGCTTTGAGGTAGATAGAGTGTTATTCTGTATAGGGAACGATATTCTGCATATAGATAATGTTTACAATACAACTACAGCAGGTACAAATCAAGATGTAGATGGTAAGTGGTGGGAGCATTTTGAAATTGCTCTAGCACTATATGTTAAGTGTGTTGAGATACTTAGAGAGATAGCCCCTGTAGATGTGATTCATTCAATGTCTAATCACGATTATCAGAGTGGATTTCATTTAGCACACGCATTAAAGAGTTGGTTTAGGAATGATAGTGAAGTTACCTTTGACATATCAGTAGCACATAGAAAGTATTACAAATATGGTAAGAACTTAATTGGATTAGAA